CGCCACGCGAGCATTACTGCTCACGCTCTCCACCTGCACAAGGACTTACTGCGAGGGTATCCATCTCCATCGCAGTCCGGGCCTGCCGGTGTCGTAAGGGAGTACAGAGGAATGAACCTCTGAAGACTTCTTACTCCTACGACCTACCCACCACCTCATGTATGAGTAATTATCCACGGCGCCTAGGAGGTCGCCAGGAGGATATTTATCCATCCATGAAATTGTCCATACTTTAATCTCGGTCCTTTGATAGTTCTTGTTTTCCCTAGTCGCCAAATAGTTATTGGTAGGCTGGGAGCATAGAATTCCAAAGAAGTCGGGATTACTGACATGGGGAATGGGATTCCAAGTGTTTCTGGAATTCCACGTCAGGATTGAGTGTCGGAGAAACCTATAAGTATTTCTATAGGATCTCTTATAACACTCATTCAAGAGATGAACATGGGAACTGATGTGCTCGGGGTTTGTGCGATTCCGAACCCCCTTCACAGTGAAGTAAAGAGGTGACACATCATGACCCTTTAGGTAAAACTTTCCGCAACTTTCACGGAAAAGTTGGTTGCCTGTGAATGACTTTTCAGCGTTCACGACAAAACCTAAAGAAGTTAGGGTAGAGATGACAAGAGGTGTAAGGACAGAGTCCACACAAATGTCATCACCATAGATACCTAATGGCTGATAGGATCGCCACAAGGGCGATGGTGAAGAGTGAAAACTCCGCATCACCGCCCTGATGGTATGATCATCTAGCCACTCAGAAAAGGTATCTATGGAACCAGAGTTCGCATAGGTATCTAGACAAGCTGCATACACTCCAACAGCCCAATATACAATACATTGGGTTGGGAAGCATAATGCAGATCCCATAGGAGCAAACTTCTTAATGGAAAACAAAGAACCATCAGGAAGTTGGACCTGTGAGGAACGAGTAGCTCTCATAACGATTTGCCAAGATGGTGGAAACACCGCCTTAACCAAATCATATGAAAGTGAATCGCTTGCAGCACTTAAATCAATTGTATCAATCAACCCGGTTTTTGAGCCGAATTGACTGAGACGCTGATTGAAGGTCTGATCATGTAACTTGACAGAGTGTCTAAGTATACTTGATTCTAGTAGTCTCACCATCGTGTCTAGCACACCTTGTTGGAAAAACATTAGTGTGTTAGGTTCTTGACAAATGCTTCTAGAGGTTTTAACGCTCTTAGGCACAAAAGCAAGACGCGATATGCGAGAACTGATACCAGTCTCAGGGCCCCACCGCTTTGGATCAGGAATAACCTGATCAGCAGTAAGACCAAAGTTCTTACCATCGCCATATTTCCCAATATGACCATGGAAGAACACACGATCTAAGAGAGTATCGTAAGAAAAGTGTCTTATCTTTTCTAACCGTCTCTTGATCCCACGTTCAGCTACAGTACCAGGACCAAATTTCGGTCTAAAGTCTGTAATTTCGAACGTAGGAAGGCTTACCCGGAGAATGTTCTTAAGATGTACAAGAATATCCTGGGGTAAAACCTGATCGCGTAGTCTCTCTTCGTTGTGGATCCAGTCGCGTAAGGCGACCTCGTTGAAAGATGCATCTGCGTATTCAAACTTCTTACCGAAGTTCAAAAACGTATAGAGGTATCTAACAACAGCCACATCACCAGTCTTATAGAAATGAAGATACTCCCTAAAAACAGGAGTATCTTTAAATTCTGCAAGAAACACACCTATTGAGGTATGTTTTTGGCCTACTGGTTGCGAAACCAGTTTATGAGCCAAACTAGTGAAACGAACGAGGGTGTCCCTAAGCCCATCCACATGGAGTTTCGCAAGAAACTTCTTGTACGTGGACTTAGGTTTCCTCGGATCGAGAGGACTATCTGAGATGAGTGTAAGGTAAGATGCAATGAGAAGCTTGACGGCTTCTCTGTTAGCTTCTTGGACTTCACTCAATGCTCCTGTGAAAATGGAATCATCGATGGTTAATCGATGCCTTCCAGTCGAGGTTCTGAGAAGAACCTCGTGATCCATTACTTGACCTGTGTTCCACCGAAAAGGAGGAGAGCAAGCCAAGTCGTGGACCTGACCTTGGTGGTGACGGAGAGGTAGCAAAAGGAGAAGAGATTCCCCAAGAACTGCATCACGTCAGCCAAGTCGACCTGGATCTCAGTCGGGATGTTCATCGAGATGGTGCCTGACATAGGTTTAACAATAACCTCGCCAGTGACGCTATCAGTTGAACGTGCCCAGGTACTGAGAGTTACACTAATACGACGAGTGGGAGCACCACCTCTCTTGTTAAGAGAGGAGCGGTACGTCACAGTCGCCGGATAAGTGATATCGCCGGAGGGGAGAATGTAAACGGATGAGTTCTCACCCGTCTTTTCATCATTCTCGGTACGATGCAATGTCATGGCGGATTTATCCGCCGTTTCAATGCTAACGTCCTCCAATGTTGCGACGATATGGTCGATGTCATTAGTTACAGTCATGATGTCCTCCTAGGCCTTTCGCCTAGATACGTAGCATTGCTACGGGATATCAGCCCAATAAGAGCTGCACAATGAGGCTCGCAACTACCCCAGATGAGGGGAAGGTCGCAGGCACTCCAAAGGGAATACGAGATGGCTTCGGAACGGGACTATATCGAGAAATGTCTCGGATATAGTAGCGTAAAGATGCGTCACTATTCCCAGTGAATGATGCTTCAAGAGCATCTAGCTCACCTGTTTTAAGAGGCGAGATGAGTGTGTAGGAATGGACCCAGGTAGATGGGACTAAAGCAGCAATGCTTAAAGTCTCCATCTGACTAAGGATCTTTCCTAAACCTGTGAACCAGTTTAGCGCAAAGCTAAACGGGATCAAATCCCAGGCTCTGGAGAATCTTGGTAATAGACCGAGATCATCTAGAGTAAGGGATGCAGACATAACACCACTCAGTGTTAGGTCTACTGTAACTTTGGACCTAGTTGTCAGGAAGACAGTTTCTCTACCAAGATCAGAGGTGATCTTATAAGAGAAACTTCCATACCCAACACCTAATCTACGCTTTGCGAATAGATTAGGTAGAGTAGATAGCATTACAGGAAGAACGTTCAATAAGAGATCTGAATAAGGTCTCCATTGAAAGTTAGCCTGTAAATTAGTAGAGGTAGCGAGATCTAGGATGTCACGAAAAGTGGCACCTGAAAGATCTTTTCTGGACAATCTACCAAGTAAGTCGACTGCAGCCCTAACATCGGGCAAAGCAGTTGAGATACTAGGTATTTTGACCAGAGTTTGCAAGACATCTTTGTCAAGCGAACCGCTAAGATTACTAATTGCATCTACTGCTGAAAAGGCAGAAGAGGCTACGATGTCAGACCAGCGCAAAGAAAC